TTAAAGTACAAAACCACCAAAATCTGCTACATCATCAGGGTTCATATCTCCATTACTGTTGCTGTTGTATTCTGGGAATAATGTTTGATTAAAAGTTATGTAATCTATAAACCTTCTTGTGTAATGCTGTGCTGTATCTCTTGCTTTTTCAATTAAGCTGTCAACTCTGTTTTTATCCAATACTGTACTGTTTTCAGGTTGCATTGAAAATATTCCATTGTTTGTAATATTCACACCAGCATAAGGCAAATACTCCACCATTGCCCAGTAGATCAACATATCTTTAACGTGGTCTTTTACTAAGTTGAAATAATTAGGGTTATCCGCTAAAGTTAAAGTTCCAGCAGTAATCAAACTTTCAATTTTCTCCATTAAATCAGTACCTAAATAATTCTGGATATGTATATCTTGCGCGATACGAATATAGGGTAAGAATTTGTCCGCATCGAGCGAACCATTTGCAGTTGTGAATGTAACTAAATCTTGTCTTGATATAAAAAGTGCTTTTGGCATTATCTTGCGTCTTTAGGTAAATTTTTATTTCTTGGACTAAATCCTTTTCTTGGCATATCAGTTGGTCGTTGAGCTACCCTTTTATCATTTTCAGGATATCTAGCAGCATCACGAACACCATCCTTTATTGGTAGTTTAGTAATCATTTTTCGGGCTTGTCCAACACTAATTTTTTTGTTATTTTTTCTTAAATAAATGTTTCGAATCCAGCCGTGCTGACATCGAGCTCCCCCCTTAAAAAGCCAGACATTGTAGGTTGATTTTCCTTTCTCTGCAAGTTCTGAATTTGCACTACTTTCTTTATCTAAATCTTCTTTACGATAAACCTTTGAGGCTGCTACCATTTTTTTACAGAACTCTCGCGAATTTGCACTTACCTTTTCAGGAAAATATTTATATCTAATTTTAAAAATAGAAGTATCTTGTTCACTTTTCCTTTGTGGTGAAGATTTTATAACACTAGCAAACTCAAAGTGACTTAAAATGTTATCTTCATTATCAGTTGGCATTGAACTATCAATTAACTCCCATTCATCTTCATTAACAACCTCACCAGCCTCAATAATTTCATCAGCAATTTTATTCAAATCATTATCAGAAATACTATGAAAGCACATTTTATTAATTGCTAATTCAAGGTTTTCTTCATCTTCTTGCTTTATTCCAGTTTCTTCTTCTTTTGTTTCTGCATCTAAATCATCATCTAAATCCATAAACTCTAAGGGTTCAATGGTTTTAAAATACAGGTTTAATGAAATATTATTTATTGCAAACAGTTCATCTAGTGCATCTATAATTAAATCTTGATAGGGTTTTATAACAACATTGTTAAATAACAAACTAGCATTTTTAATCTCATCAGCATTTGAACCTAAACCATTGTTTCCATCCCTTAAACCAATTAACAAAGGGGAACTAACTCTGTGTGTTACAAGTATTTTTCTTGTACATTCTTCTGACAGATAACTGTAATGCTCTGGAGCATCTGTTAAGCTTACATCATCAATTGTAGTCTTGCTTTCAGCATTGTTGTTAAATGCTACAATTACTTTCTCTCCATAGCTTCCTGTAAGCTTTTGAAGTACCTGTGATTTAATATGCTCTTGCTTTTCACGATCTGGAACCCCATTATTAAAATTTAGAATTTTCGTTCCACTGAAGCTGCATTGTGCGTCATTTATTAAATAATCTGCAATCTCCTTCTCCAAAGTAGCGTATGAAGTTTGATAGTCTGCTGGAGAGTAATAAAAGTAACCACTTACATATCTACGGACAATAAATATTTCATTAGTTGCACCACTACCAAATACAGGAAATTTTTTAAGCTCTGTTTGCTTTGTTACTTTACTCCAGTCAGCACTGTATAAATAATTTTTTATTTTACCATCCTCACCACACTTTTCTGCTCTTAATGTTTCTCTTGGAAAATGTGTAATACTTGCAATTTTATCACCTGAATAAGTTACTTGAAAAGCACCTTCACCCAATAATTTTAAATCCTGAACAACCCTTCTTAATTCTTTGGGTTTTAAGATTTTTTTCATTTCAGCATACTGCTCAGGCTTTTTGTTGCTATCTGTTGCATCTAACCCTTTGCCATATATTTGGTTTACAATACCATTTATTACAGCATTGTTTGTAGTGCTATCCATATAAGCATCAATCAAACTTTGGTAATAATCGTTGTTATCACCTATGCCAACCCAATCCTGATTTTTTTCCTCAGTGATTGTTGGTCTTTCGTAGCTGCTAAGTTGTATTAAGTGAACATTGTCCATTATGCATAAATGTATTCGTTATCGCCAGTTGAGGTTTCAGTGTAAACATTGTTGCTTATGTTGAAAGTGCTAACTGTTTGATCTGTTGCAAAAATTTTATCCTTAAATACTAATGTATTGTCCGTTGTGTTTCTTACCTCGTAGGTGTAAAAATTAGCTTCTGTAAGCGCTTGTGTAGTGCTGTATGTGTAGTAATAGTCAACTTCTGAAAAAGTTGCATTAGAATCAGTAAAAATAACTTTATTTAATTCCTCAGATTTTATCACTAGTGAATAGGTTTTAGCACCAGAAAATTTTTCTCTTGGTACTAAATTAATCAATCTTGTTCCAGTTGTTGTTATTACTTGCATTTTTTTAATAAAAAAAGGGTAAGTTATCTTCCAACCTACCCTTCCTTAACAAACACTAATTATTAACTATATTACCTATGAATTAGTACCCTGTACAATGGTAAATGTTCCAGACATTCCAGCAAATGGATCATCTACAGTACCATTTAAAATAAAGTTGGACGGCTTCTTTTCAGTGCCAACTAGCGTAAGAGAGTAACCCGACATATCGCCCATAGCAGTTCCAGTTGAGATACTACCTCCCGTTACCTCACAGCCAAATTCTACTCCACACATCATTGAATTTCCGTTGTAATCTTGTACCACAATATGCGGTCTTCCGAAGGAAAGAAGCTTCAATTCCTTATTATCTTCCTTGCTTAATTTAGGCAAAGATAAAGTTAAAGTTTGTTCAAAAAAGGTTGTTCCATTTTCTCTAGAACTTGTAATTGTCTGTTCTAAATTGCTGTTACCTTTTACATTATATAAAAATGCTGATGCAGTTCCAGTCATATCACTGATAGCATCATCTGTTTGCGTTACAGTACCAAGTGAACCAAAGTTAATTAAATAAACTTTAGTTATTCCTCCGATTACATCTTTACAAGGTACCTTACGTCCTAATGATAAATCACAAGCCATCTTTTTGTTTTTTAAAGGTTAAAAATAGGGGAGCTTTTACACTCCCCAATTTAATTAAGCGTATATAACTACGTCTTCAGCAATTCCAATTTGAACACCAGCTGTAAATCTCATTACAACTCTAACGTTCTGACTTCCGTCTAGGTCTCCCATATCAAGAAGCTTAACTTCATTGTGGTCAGAAAGTAATCCTGTACCGAAGTATAAGTTGCTTTTCTGTGCAGCCATCATTGAATCATCTGGCAATCCAGAAGCAATTACAACTTTTACACCATCATAAGACAATGCTCCATTGTTCCACCATTGCGTTCCCTGTGCATTAACACCATTAGCTCCTAAGCCATTAGCTCCAAATCCACCTAAGGCTCTAACGTATAATTTAGCAGCTTTTCTTGAAACATAGATATACAAATCTTCTTTTCCATAAACTCCTGAAGGAATTGCATCAACTACTTTACCCATTTCATCAATGATGTTAGAGGCAGTTAAGGGTGAACCAGTTACTGCAACAGTTCCAGCACCACCAGCAGTAGCTAAGTAGTAGAACCCGTCGAACTCACCAGCGTTACCAGTTTGTCCACTCCAGATGTTTTGTTCTGTTTTCTCAGCAACCAATCCAGCAACGTGTGCTAGAATGAAATCAGAAAATGCAGGTGGCAAGTTATCATAAGCACTAAAGCCCATTTGAACTGCTTCCCAATCGCTTCTAAAATCTTTTTTACAAAGATTCAGGTTGATCTGAAATTCTTCAGGTTGTAAAATTCTTTCTGTTAATGTTAAAGTTCCAGTTGGTGTGAAATCACAAGTTGCATCTTTGATAACAT